ATTTATACTTCACACGCGGACATTTGTCCGTTCCCCACGGACACTGACAGGCAAAAAGTGTCCGCATCCAGCGCACACGGGCAAGCCGTATCGTGCAGCGGACACGGACACTAATTGTTAGACAATATCGTGATTTTTTTTAATAGTAGAACTTTTATGAATATAAAAAAGAGTATTGAATTATTAACGTAGAGGAGTTATAATATAGGTACAGTAAAAGAACATATACAGGAGGTCGACCATGACAGTTGAAACGTATTTAGGAAGAATCACCGCAACGAAGGACACGCTAAGAATGCTTGCACATTATATGGACAGAGCAGCGTTATATTATGAGGGACATGATTGTCTCGCCTCGAGGGCGATGGCACGTGAGTGTTCATTAGAAATTTATAAAGCACTAGGTGAATACTGTAATAAATAACAGGAGGTGGGAATATGAAAGGTGCGTTACACATTAACTATAGAAGCGGTGTGAGAATGTCAATGAGTTCTTTAACGGTACGTTCTGCGTATGAAGCAGCATTTAGAATAATTCGTAGGTTTGATTTTGTTACATCAGTAGAAATAGAGACAGGAAACACGATATTTAAAATGATTGCTAGAGACTATCCTGGAGGACGGTATATTGCTATTTATCGGCTAGACGGTTCTATAGTTTCCTTTTGGGCACTGACTGGGAGGAAATAAAGATGACTGTTGAAACAAGTTTTGGAATAATTACAGCAAGCGAATCCGCGTTAACTATTCGCAATGAACTAGAGAACAACAAGTTCTATAATATAAAGGAGGACTGAACTATGAAGTTATATGAAATGAAGGAAAAGTTAATGAAGCATGGTATCTATATGGAAATCGCAGATACAAAATATCAGCGAGGTTATAAAGCTCGGCGCAACTATCGGCCTGAAATTGAAGAGGTATTGTTTGTGCCGGCCACGTCAAAACGACGTCGCGGGCAAGCGTATATATTAGCACCTCGGTACAATACTACACAATATTGTACCCGAATTTATTTCAATGTGTATTATGATATGCTCGAAGAGTTAGGGATTTTATAATAGGTTTCACGTGAAACATTAAGGAGGGTTAATATGAAAGTGAGTGATTTTGTTCGAGCGGCAATGGCAGTAGTAAACGTTACTTTTTATGACAGATCGGGTAATATTGTAGAACGTCCGAATCTGGCAGGACTAAGAATTGCAAAGATTATTCCGCTAAAAAATGGAGATTTTAAGGTCATAGTGGAAAGCAGGTGTACAGAATGGCATTAATTAAACCATGGTTGCAATTTAAATTCGGCGCGGGCGAAAATTACACGCCCGCCGCTCTGTCACGATTCGCAGATTCTGATATTGAGACAGAGTATACAAGATTGCGAAAAGCAGCATTAGGACGATTAAAAACAATCGGAAAATCAGAGTTCAAAGAATCTGACGTGTATATACAGAATAAAGATCGCTATAACCTGACAGCAAAACAGATATTAAGGAAAGGCGGCGTATCATTATTGAAATATCGGCTGGCATCTATTTATCGTTTTTTATCGAAACGAGCGTCTAGTGTGACCGGGCTACGAGAGCAAGCACAAAGCGCGTTAAAGAAGTTGCATGAACACGGTTATTTATTTGTAAACAACAATAATTTGCAAGAGTTTGGACGATTTATGGAGGCCACACGGGTATCAGCTGAAGCAATGCGCTATGATTCTGAACGGGTAGCAGATTTATATGATGTGGCTACAAAAGACAAAGTTCCAGTTGATGTTTTAATTAAATATTTTGAGCTATTCATGGGGGACAAATGATCTATTATGTAGAGGATTTTCCTTTTAGTATTATAGGCGAAACTGAATGCCAGCCGCGTAGCCGTGGAAATGCCGGAGGCCGTCAGAAACTGAAATATAAAAATCTGGTTTGTGCGTTCGATATTGAGACTACATATATTGAAACTATTGCGCAATCAGTAATGTATATATGGCAGTTTCAAATCGAGGATGATACAATAATTGGAAGAACATGGAATGATTTTAAATTTTTCATTCGCAAACTATCGTTTCAGTTGGATAATGATGAGAGGTTGGTCACATATGTTCACAATTTGTCGTATGAATTTCAATTTCTGGCAGGTATTTTTCAGTTCGATCCCGAACAGGTGTTTGCGCTTGATCCTCGTCGTGTGTGCAAGGCTGATCTAGAAAATGTGCTGGAACTGCGTTGTTCATACATTCAAACAAATATGTCATTGGATGCATTCACGCATAAAATGGGTGTGCATGACGCGAAAACGCACGGATTCGATTATAGTAAAAAAAGGTGGTATTATACAGAATTAACAACAGACGAATTGTTATATTGCATAAACGATGTTCGCGGTTTGGTTCAGGCAATGAAAATTCAGATGAAAAATGACGGAGACAATTTGTATAGCATACCGTTGACAAATACCGGTTATGTGCGGCGTGACGTGAAAAGAGCGATGAAAGAAGTCGGTCATACACGCATACAGAAAATGCTACCGAACTATGAAACATATAAATTGTTGCGACAGGCCTTCCGTGGTGGAAATACGCACGCAAACCGCTATTTTGCGGATGTCATGTTATATGGTGTAAAATCAGCTGATCGGTCAAGTAGCTATCCGGAGGTCGAATGCAATCATACATTTCCCGGAACGCCTTTTAGATTTGTAGATAATGTGGAAATAGATGATTTAATGCATTGGAAAAAAGATTTAGGACGGGCATATCTTTGCCAAGTGAAAATGTTTCACGTGAAACTACGTGACGAGACGTGGGGCTGTCCGTATTTAGCAAAAGCGAAGTGCAGAAATGTTGATAGGGGGGCGATTTATGATAATGGCAGAATACTGGAAGCGCAATATCTAGAAACTACCTTGACGGACATTGACCTAGAAATTGTGATGGAGGAATACAGCGCAGATTACGAAATAATAACGGCATGTTATTCCCGCTATTGCATGCTGCCAGCGCCGCTGGTTAAGACAATATGTGATTATTATATTCGTAAAACTACATTAAAAAACAATGATGTAGAGGATCCGACAGGATATTTTTACATGAAATCGAAAAATAAATTAAACAGTGTGTATGGCATGACAGCGCAGGATCCTGTCATAGAATCTATTTTATTTGAAAATGGAGATTTCAAAATAGATGAAAGTACAGATGAAAAAACGTTGTTAGGCGATAGTTACCGTAGATCGTTCATTCCATACCAATGGGGCGTTTGGTGTACGGCATGGGCGCGATGGGAATTGGAACAGGGGCTAAAATTGGCGCATGGCAAGGACGTTTATTTTATATATACTGACACAGATTCTATTAAATATATAGGGAATATTGATTGGGCAGCATATAATACGGCAAAAATCGCGGCAAGTAAAAAATCTGGCGCATTTGCAACTGACAAAAAAGGAATTATGCATTACATGGGCGTTTTTGAGCAGGAAGAACAGTATTGTAGGTTCAAAACGTACGGTGCGAAAAAATATGCATTCACACACTGGGATGAAAATGACGAAGAAACCCCGGTGGAAATTACAATAGCTGGCGTTCCGAAAAAACAGGGTGCATGGGAATTGCGCGCCGCAGGTGGAATTGATGCATTTAATATTCCTTTTCTGTTTCACGCAGGGAAATTAGAGTCTGTATACAATGACGATGTAAACATGATTTATAAAAATGAGGATGGCAAAGAGATTAAAATAACACGCAATGTTGCGCTACGGCCGACCACATATAATTTAGGCGTTACAACTGATTATATGTGGATTTTAGAGGACGCAAAAGTTTTTAGAAAAAGCATGAAGCTATTGACATATTAGTAATTCTATGTTAATATAAAGATGTTACAAAACACCACACAAACAAGAAAAGGAGAACAAACATGGAAATCATCACAAAATCAAGCAACGAACTGACAATGAAACAGATGTATGATCTGACAAAATCGCCAGAAATCCAGAAACTTTCAGACAATGACGGGGAGCTGATGCAGGTGGATGCATGGGCATTGTATAAGGACACGGACAAGGACGGCAACACGAGAGAGATTTTATCCATTTTGGATAATGAAATAGGAGCCGTTGCAACCAACAGTGTAACATTCATTCGAGATTTCATGGAGATCACAGAGATGTGTGCGGATTGCGGTGTAGAAGTGCATCATGTTAAAATTAGTTCAGGGACAAGCAAAGCAGGCAGAAAATTTTATACATGCGTATACGTGGATTGATGTTTCACGTGAAACATGGAAAGGAGGAAGGGGAGCATTTAGCTCCCCAATTTATTATGTTATATTTAGAAAATGGATATTTAAATTATAATGAAATATACAACCTGCCTGTTCCGTTTATTTTCATCGTAGGTGCGCGAGGGATTGGAAAAACGTATGGCGCGGTAGATTATCTGTACAAAAACAATATTCCATTTTTGTTTTTGCGCAGGACAAAAACACAGGCATATACACAGATTGATCCTGAGGTGTCTGATATTGAAAAACCCCTCAAACGGTACGGGGTCATTTTTAATGCGAATAAAGTTACAGATACAATGCAATCATTATCTATCGATGGTAATGAATATTTTGCACTGGTAACATCACTATCAACCGGTTCAAATTTGCGGGGATTTAATGGCGAGAGAGTCGAAGCAATATTTTTCGATGAGTTCATTGCGCAACCGGAGGAAAAACCCATTCGAGAAGAAGCCAGCACATTTTTCAATTTAGTTGAAACTATTTCACGCAATAGAGAATTGGAAGGGCGCAAACCGGTCAAGGTAATTTGCGCGGCCAACAGTTTCAATCTAGCGAATCCGATTTTCATTAAATTGGGGATAGTCTCAATTGCTGAAAAGATGCGCGCGAAAGAATCAGAGGTGTATATTGATAAGGATCGCGGTTACTGTATCATCCAACCGCTACACTCCCCAATTTCTGCAAAAAAAGAGGAAAGTGCACTATACCGGCTAGTTGGTGATGATTCTGATTTTGCTGGAATGGCGTTGAGAAATAAATATCTGGATGATATTAGTGATACTGTTTGCAGTAAAAATTTAAAAGAGTACAGGATATTAGTTACGGTCGGCGAGATTTCAATCTATAAACATAAATCGCATGAAGAGTATTATGTCAGTCAGCACAAATCGGGAACACCAAAGCAAATTTACACGACAGGCAGCGCAGATAAAAAACGATTCAATCGCGAGCATCATTTTTTATGGACAGCATTTATGCGGAGGAATGTCTATTTTGAAAATTATTTGTGTCAGGTTTTATTTGACAACGCATTTAAACTGTGATATGTTTTATTTGTGGGCAGGCACAAAACTAGTCCCGGAAGGACGTGCAAGCGGTTGGTTGCCGCACGACTGCCCACAATGTTTCACGTGAAACATCCGGGAAGAATGGAGATTAGATGGATGTAACGGCTATTACACAGATTGTTAGCACGCTGGGTTTTCCGATTGCGATGTGCATCTATTTGTTATATCGTGATGGGAAACGTGATGAGGCGCACAAAGAAGAAATGGCAAAAATGACCGAAGCAATCAATAATAATACAATTGCATTAACGCAGCTGGCGGAAAGGATGGAAAAAACATGACACAGAATGATATTTTAATTTTAGCAAAAGCAGGTTTTACTGCGCAACAGATCGCAGCATTGAGTGTAACACAGGCTCCGGCAACTCCGGCAGCTCCGGCAGCTCCGGCAGCTCCGACAACTCCGGCAGCTCTGGCAGCTCCGACAACTCCGGCAGCTCCGGCAGCTCCGACAACTCCGGCAGCTCCGGCGCCATTAACGTATGAACAGTTCCAGCAGGAATTGCAAAAAATGGCGTTAATGGGGGCGCAGCAGTCGGGAAAAGCAGAAACGGCAGACACGATACTAGCATCAATTATCAATCCGCCGACAACAAACATCGAGGAGGGAAAATAAATGGCTGCAAACGATTTAACAATTAATCAGATTTCAAGCGTGTTGGGTGAGATCGTGGAACAGGCAACAGGCAGCAAACCGATGGCTGTTATTGATACGTCCAGTTTTGTGACAGTGGCACAGATCGGATTAAAAACAGGCTATGACACGCTTGCCACTGCCATTTCACAGGTGCTTTCGCGGACGATTTTTTCAACACGTCCATATAACCGCAAGTTCGGGGGCTTGGAGGTGTCTAATCAGAGATACGGCAATCATGTTCGGAAATTATCTCCTATCGATAAATCTCCCGAAGATGACGAGCGATATTCTTTGACTGAAGACGGAACGGTGGATCACTATAAAGTTTCAAAACCGTTGGTGCAACAGACAAATTTTTACGGGGCTAATGCCTATCAGCGTCACCTGACCACGTACCGGGATCAGCTGGACATGGCGTTACGCTCTCCGGACGAGTTCGGCAGTTTTGTGTCAATGATGCTGCTAAACGTGTCTGATATGATTGAACAGGATCATGAAAACACCGCTAGGGCAACAGTTGCGAATCTTGTCGGAGGCGCTATCGATCTGGCGGGTTCAAACGTGATTCATTGTCTGACGGAATACAATGCAGTTACGGGTGGAACATATACCGCGGAAACGGTGTTGAATCCTGATACGATTGCAGGATTCGCAAAATATTTAGTAGCCCGCATTAATACGATCGCTAAAATGCTGACAGAACGGTCAACAGAATTCCATCAAACGATCGACAGTAAACCGGTAAAGCGGCATACACCGGTTGCTAATCAGAAGGCATATATTTTCACAGACTATTTGTCAAAAGTATATGCAAATGTATTTTCGACGGTTTTCAATGAAAATTATCTGAAAATTGCAGATACAGAAGAGGTGAATTTTTGGCAATCGATTAAAACACCTGGCAATATTAATATCACGCCTGCCTATACGGATGCCACCGGAAGCGTTGTCAAGGGAAAAGCTGTCAACAAACCGATTTTGGCGGTGCTGTTTGATGAGGAAGCAGCTGGATATACGGTTGTAAATAAGTGGACGCAGAACACGCCGATGAACGCAGCGGGCGGTTATTACAACACATATTGGCATTTTACAGACCGTTACTGGAATGATTTTACAGAAAATCACGTTGTATTCGTTTTGGATTAATGTTTCACGTGAAACATAGGAGGTGGTTTTAATGGCGATTCCGGTTAAATTTTACCGATTTTCGAAAAAAGAAAATTCAACAAAACGTCCGACCACCGCGGATAAAACATATTCCTGTACCATTAAATCGGAATCCGGGGTTATAAATCCCCGGATTTCTTTAAATATTCCTTTAACAGAAAACCCTACCATTTACAATTATGCTTTTATTTTGGAATATGATCGCTATTACTATGTAGCAGATTGGCAATGGACAGCGGGACTATGGACAGCAATTTTGTCAATTGACTATCTGGCATCTTGGAAAGATACAATTGGATCTTCTACATTCTATGTGCTGCGTAGTAGTGCTACATTTGACAAAACCGTGACGGATGCGATTTACCCAGCATCGACTACAGTAACCGTCAATACAGTTTGGAAACAATTTGACGATTGGTCAGAACTGCCAACGCTGGGACGTGGTAGCTATGTCGTCGGATTGATTAATGATTCTGCGTCCGACTGGGGAACGATTGCATACTACGCACTATCCCCGTCGCAAATGTCATCAATCAGACAATTCATGCTGGCGGGTGCCACGGATTGGAACACAATTGGTAGTGATCTAGATGCTTCGTTGTTGAAATCATTTGTCGATCCGTTTTCATACGTTGTATCATGCAAATGGTTTCCGATCACAATTTCCGGGGGAGAAGAAGAAAATGTAAAATTCGGTTTTTGGGATAGCGGAGTTAAGGCGCGAAAACTGTCATCATTGATGGATAGAAAAGAGTTCGCACTTGCCCGTCCTGACATTCCGGGAATTGTACGCGGGGACTGGGTTGGGAAAAGTCCTTTTACTTCATATCATGTACAATGCATCCCTTGGGGGATTATACCTATCGATTCTACAGATATCACAGCGGATGGCGTCGTGGTTGTTCGTTTGATAGATTATGTCACAGGACTTGGAACGCTGGCGATTTACAAACGGATCGCGGGTCAGGGTGAAACGCAATATAACGAACAGGGTGGTTTGTTGAACATTGTGGAAACACAGGTGGGCATTGATGTTCGTTTATCACAGCTGTCCTATGATATAACAGTTCCTACATCATTAACAGAATTGGTTGGTGGAGTAGCATCAATGGCATTTTCCAGCGCCTACGCGGCGGCAGATTCTGCGATCGGAAAAAACGCTGGAATCGCTAGCGGTATAAGCGCCGCAAATAGTAGCGGAAAACAGGTCGGTGAACAGGGTGGATATGCGCAGAATAGTCTAGCAGGAACTATTGCATTAGTTGCAAAAACATTTACGCCGGTCGCGGACGATAATGCGGAGCAAGGGAAACCGCTCTGTGCCAATCGACAAATTTCTGAAATCCCTGGATTCGTAAAGGTGCAACACGGTGATGTGCAAATGCTGGGGACGATGACAGAAAAAGCTGCCGTAAAAAATTATCTAGAAGGGGGTTTTTTCTATGAATGAATTTTTAAAGGTGCCGGAAAATCTGGTGGCGGCAATCGAGGTGATGAACGGGGTTCACGGCGTCGGGGACACCCGGAGGGCGTCGCTAGAGCGCGAAGGATATGACGCGAAAAAAGTGCAGGAAATTGTCAATTTTTTGGTAATGGTTTGGGAGGTGTAGCGAATGCCTGAGTGGATATATCGCATCGGTGGTACCGGAACAACGTTGTCACAGGATGAGCAGGATAATAATATTCTGCGCATCTATGATGCACTGAACCGCTACGGATGGTCGAAAGTTGCAATAGCAGGTGCCTGCGGGTGTTTTCAACAGGAATCGTCATATAATCCCGGAATCTATGAAACATCGCACGGAGGTAATCTAAACAACCTGCCATATTTCCCGGGGGGAATGGGATTAGCCCAATGGACTGACTATCCGGCGTATACGTCACAATATCCAAACCCTCTGCCATGGTCTGCTAAAAAAGAAAATAAAAACTGGTATGACGGTGATTTTCAATGCTGGTTACTGACTCAGGCAGACAATACGGAATATACGTCAATGGGATATGGTCAAGGTCCTAGATGGGGCTGGCAGACGTCTAACAGTTACCCGTCAATTAGCTTCGATGACTATATTCATTTCAATGGTACTATTGAGGATGCCGTTAAATATTGGTTTTACTGTTTGGAATGGCACGCGGCGGGCATTCCGGATTGGGTCAACTATGATGAACGTGTGCGTCAGGGAAAACATGCACTGGAAATCATGGGCGGCTATATTCCGGGAATCGATACAAAAAAACTAATCACAATTTTAGCGAAAAAAAGAGGTGAAAAAAGTGGACGGATACGGCGCACCATTTTATTATGACTATCAGAATGCTGTGACATCAATGACCAGTCCTAACACGGTGCATTGCAAAAACACCGGACTGACAAATTATTTTGCCAGATATCTATTGCAAAAAGCAATGTCAGTTTTCGAATTTCATTTTCCTGACTGGTGGTCAGAAAATTATTTGCTCTATGTGTTATATTGTTGGGGACGGTTTGCAATTTTTAATACTGACAGGTTTGGTGTTGTGGCGCTGGATTGCGGGCTGACAGGATATAGTCTATTTTATCAGCCAACCCATGCTGTTATTACTAACCCCTTAATCAGAAACACATTGACCCCAAAAATTGACAGTCAGTGCGTGGTTGTGAAACTACAGCCGAATTATTGCGGAATAATGGACATAGTATTGTATTATGCGGATTTAATGGCACTATGCGCGGAAGCTGTCGGAATGAATTTAGTAAACAGTAAACTGTCGTACGTATTTGCAGCGGAAAACAAACAGTCAGCGGAGTCATACAAAAAGGCTTGTGATAAAATTTATGGCGGCGACCCGTCTGTTTTCATGGATAGTAAACTTTTCGACTCCGAAGGAAAAGCTAAGTGGCAAATGTTCAATCAGAATGTAGGACAAAACTACATTGCCGACAGAGTTCTTGCTGATATGCGCAAAATAGAACAAATGTTTGCAACTGATATCGGAATCCCGAACGCCAACACAGACAAAAAAGAGCGCTTGATTGTTGATGAAGTAAACAGCAACAATTTTGAAACGCAATCGCGGTGCGATATGTGGCTGATGTCCATGAAAAAAGAATTCGACAAAGCTAACAAAATGTTTGGATTGGATTTGTCGGTCGATTGGAGAAACATCGAAAGGGGGGCTACAATTGGTACAAGCGACACTATCAATAATGGGACTGTATAATTATGATAGTTCAGTTTTGGACGGATTGATACAGAATTTACCAACCGCCGCTAAAATTCCGGTGGATGATGCTCACATAGCAGGTCAGGATTTGAACGCGGATGCGCTAGTTACAGAATTATTAGCGCAATCCGGCGAACTAGAGTTTGTATATCCGAATCCAGATGCCGCGAGAAAAATTATCACGGCATGGGCATTGATAAACACAGATCGATGGCAGAGATTATACAATACAATGTGGTTTTCATATAATCCTATATGGAACAAGGACGGAACAACAACCCGGACAGAGACAGAAACGCATGATCTGTCCATAACCGATAATGGAACTGTCACCAACACCGGGGCAGGAACTGAAACACGAAAACTAAAATTAACAGAAACAACCGCCGCAACAACGACCGAAACGCAAAAAGTCGCAGGCTATAACAGTAACGATTTTGTAAATAGTGAGCAACGAGATATTGAAAACAACGGAACAGATGAAAAAAATGATACGGGGACAGTCGAAAATACTGCCAATGGTACTAGCGACAGCACAAATACGAAAACCGATAAGGGTACGATCACGCGAACGTACAGCGACCGTGAAACAGGAAACATTGGTGTAACGGAAACGCAAACAATGATACAGGATGAACGAGCGGTTGTTAATTTTAATATGTCGCAGATTATTATTAACGATTTTATTTCACGATTTTGTATATTGGTATATTAAGGAGGTACTATAATGTTTGAAAATTTTCCGTATACAAATTTTCACGAGTTAAATCTTGACTGGTTACTTTATAAGACGAAGAAAAATTCAAAAGACCAGGAAACATTAAAAGAGTACGTTGACGCAGCAATTGAAGGCATCAAAGATAATCAGGGCGAGGGATGGCTGAAAAATAAAAAAATTGTGGTGTACGGCGACAGCACTACACAAATTGACAATAGCTATATTAAAAAATTGTCGGATTACGGCGCCATCATCACAAACCGCGGCGTTTACGGTACCGCAATTGTAACAAACAACGACAAAACAGGGGCGATTGATTTAATACCCGCGGCAATAGACCTTGACAATTTTGATTATATTTTTATGTGTTATGGGGCAAACGATCTTGGAGGCTGGGATTATAATTTTCCATTTGAAACATCAGTAGAAACATCAAACAATAACTTAGAATATTGTCTTAGAACCATTTTCAATATTCTGAAATATAAAAAGTGCTATCCTGTTTTCATTCTCCCGCCAATCGTGCATCAGGCAAACTGGGGAGTTGCGCAGACCAACAGCTATAACGGCAGCACCCAGGATTTATTCAATGATACGGTTGTTTCATTATGTGAACAGTTTCATATTGAATATTTTAACCTGTTCACGTTGTGTCCTGTCAATCATGAAAACTACTCAGAATGGTATTTGCATGACAACGACAACGGAATATGGATTCATCCAAACAATCGTCTGAACACTGTTATTTATAATCAGATATTGTCACGCAATTCGAATAACGGCTATTGCTATCCGGGTGAATGGATTGATTGTAGTAATATACTTGCCAGTCCGACACAGCATAAATTATTCGACCCCGTTATCGCAAACGTCCCCGAGGATGCAATTAGCAACGCGGTATTTTTCATTAATTATCAGTCAACATCAAAATTTATCGTGGCAAGCAACGATGGTTCGAAGGTACGGTTGCGGTTATCTGGTTTTATTACTGCTCCGTCTACCGACTTCGGACAGGAACAGATTATTTACAGAACATCAGACGGAACAGAACAGCGGTTATGTTTATTCTCACGACAGAAAAATAAAACGTCTGTCACGTTCGAGCTGTCGGCAGGAATATATGAATTTTCATTCTATAACACTAATGAAAATAATGTGGCGGTGATCAATTTAAAACTCGAAGCGCAGAACGGATATGTAAAACCATATGATTACACACTTGCCAAATGCGACATTCTTCAGCAATGTGACTTGAAAATCCATTTTCTCAGAAATGAAATAGAAGTGATTGGAGCCGGAATGCAGATCGCAGCTACAGGAACCGTTGCCAGCGGAACAGCACTAGCGCTTGCATCCGCATCATTCGATTTTGTTGCCGGTGATAACCCATTCATTTATTTTGTGACAGGCAGCGATATTAAAATTTGCCAGTGGAAAGGTGATAAAATAGTTGCACTTGATAGTGTACCGAACAACCTGCGGATATCTACCGCGGCGGCTCATCTCCCATATAGAAACCTGTTTGGACTATAATTGATTATATCGGTAAACAACTCTGTCCGTATTCCGTGTACAAAACGGCTTGCCCGTGTGCGCTGGATGCGGACACTTTTTGCCTGTCAGTGTCCGTGGGGAACGGACAAATGTCCGCGTGTGAAGTATAAAT